GTACGCATTTTGGATACTTTCGGTCTGAACCATTGGCAGATTTTCTTCCACACTCTTGATACTTGCCACCTTTTTTCTTTGCTCCAATATCTACCCATTTTTCATTAAACCATTTTGTTAGTCCACCGGTTCTCATTGCAGGAACACAGTTGGGCACCATTCGGTTGCCTTTTTTCTTCATGCCCTTTTGAACATAGCCTTCCCAACATGATCCTTTTTTATTCATTAGTTTAATTTTTTTCTATAATTTTTAGCAGTTCTCATTGATTCACCAATTGCTTTAATTGTTGGTCCTATAGATTTTTGTCTACTTGCTTTTATTTTAGCTTTGTCTTTTGGATCTTTTAAATAAGTTAAAATACCTACTCTCATATCTTCTTTAGCTTTTATTCTTTTTATTTTTCTATCTAAAGGTTTCATATCTTTAGTTCTATAAGTAGTTCCAAAACCCATTTTACGATGTTCTTTAATTGATTTTGCCATCTGATCTCTTTCAAGATTGATAGTTTTTTTACCCAATTTTTTAATTGCAGCTTTAATTCCTTTAGTGATTAATCCACCTACTAAAAAACTTTTCTTATACATTAAAATACTCCTTTAAAGTTTGTTCCCTTAATTGCAATTCCACCACCTCTTGCTTTTTGCGGTTTACCAAAAGGAGTATGATACTCATGTCTCATTTCAAATTCTTTATTTGTTTCAGTTGGTTGTCTAACTGCTCTACCAGTGTAAGCAGAAACAACTTTATTTTTTTTAAATTTTTTATACTTCATATATTCTGAAGGTGGGATTTCTGGAGTAAGACCACCAGGAACAGGTCCTGTTTTATTTTTACCTTTTACATTAGTTGTTTGTTCATCAAAGTAGCCACCACCTCCTTTAAATCCAGATTTTTCTAAACGTCCTAAAGCAGATTGTGATCCTGCATTTACTGCCATTCCAAGTTTAGCTTTTTTTGGTCCCCAGTCTTTTCTCTTTTTACCAGATGGATCTTTTATTTTACCTGCACATATTTTGCTAGCATATGCGTTTGCATAAGCACTTGGATACACTTTAAATTTTCTTTTAGCAGCAGATTTTCCTCTAGAACATAATTTAGTCATTACTTCCAACCTTTCTTTGCTAATTTTGGTTTACCTTGTCTAAGCATTCCACCTTTTCTGAAACCAACTCTGTAACCAAAGGAACCCGTTGGTGAAACAGATACTGGTGTAGAAGCTTGAGCTGCAACTGCAGCAGGAGCCGATTTAGGAACACACGGAGGGTTTGAACCATCAGGACATTTTACATCTTGCCCTGAATTTGCAGGAGCTGGAGGAGTAAAATCATCATACTTACCAGCATCTCTCATATACTGTTTACCTTCCTCGCTCATAACATCTAATTGTTTTCCTGTTGTTCTGTAATAATCTCTAGTGATTGGTTTATCTACTGCTTTACCAAAAAGAGTTTCCCCTTTTGCTGTTTGTTTACGACCGTATCTTGTCATTGGATCAAATATTACATTTTTTGCAAAATTAACTGCAGCAAACGGTGTTGGTCCCTGAATAGCTTGAAGTAAATTTGGAACTTTTCTAGTTGATTTTAAATTTTGTTGAAATTGTCTAGCTTTCGCTTCTCTAACAACAGTTCTTTGATTGGCATCTTGTGCTGCTGTAGTTCTACTTCTATCAACAGGTCCTGCTGGTGCTGCACCTGCAGGAGTATCTTTTCTACCACCTTGGTATCCTCCACCACCTCTAAGTTTTTTTACTTTTCTAAGTTTGCCAGAATTTTCCATAGCATAAAAAACAGACTCACCTTTTTTCTTGCCGTACTGTTTCTCCATTGCTTTTTTAATCTTTTTACCTTTTTTATTTAATGGCATTATTTCCTCTTAATTAAATCTGTTGCTTTTAAACCGTACACGCTCGCAATCACGCCTACAAAAATTGTTTGATACCAAAAAGGCAATTGTGAAAAATATTCAAAGAACAATTTCATTTTCTCCATCGCACTTGGATCATCAGAAAATACTGCCCAACTTAACATTACGATAGGCGCCGACAATAAAATCAAAATGAACTCGTCTTTCCAGTCCGATTGCCTCGCCTCTAATAATTTTCCTTGGTAAGCTTCCTCACCTCTAGCCATCTTTTCAGCATGCAACATCTGTGCGTCCGCCATTAACATTTTTGTCTTCTGACGATTCTTGAATATGTGCGTACCTGCTTGTGCCGCCAATTTTATCGCGCTTAACCACATCATATTTTTCTTGTCTCCTTAATGACATATATTCTATCATTTTATCAATTATCTTGAAAGCCCTATAGCCATTCTGTCTCCAACGCCAAGTTTGTCTATGATGATTTTGTCTTTTTTTGCAAAACATTAGCTGACCACCAAACATATCAGCAAATCTTTGTAATGTGTCTTTGTCAGACATCTCTATAGTGCAAGCAAATTCTTTTTTTCTGCCTATTCCTTTAGACCAGATACCAAAACTTCCTTCACCATCAAATACACCTGCTAAAAAAATTAATTTACTTTTTTCCGGCAGCTTTTCGTAAGAGTTTTTTAACATTTTTGAGTTTTAGTCCTTGTGGATTGGGTCCTTTCTTAGGCGGTGGCCCATATTTTTTCCCTCCACTTAATCCTTTCCTCATTTTTGCTTTAATTTCTGTCTTGCTATGTCTAATCTGTTATCTGATTGCTCATCTTGTTGAGCAAGTCTATTATATTCAAAATCTAAACGCGCTGCTTCTTTCAATTGCTCTTGTTCAGCTTTAAATCTTGTTTCTTCAGCTTTTCTTTGAAGATCCATAGCTCTTAAATCTACTTCTTGTTGTTTAATTTTTACTAATGGATCCTGTTTACCTGCTTGTTGTTGCATTTCACCTTGAACAAGCTCTTGAGTGATACGTGCAGCGACTTTTGCGACCTCAGCTTCGTACATAATTTCAAATTGTTGAGGATCTTGTTGTGCCATTGCAGCCATTTCTGGATTTTGCATCAACATTGCCTTAACTTCACCCTTAGCTTTGAATGAAACGTGATCTGAAATGTGTGATTGTAGTAAAGCATACACTTGTGGATTAATTTGCACCATTCTAGATTGCATAAATGCCATGTGTGCAGCTAAATGAGCGTCATGATCTTGAAATTCAAACGCTGTAAGTAGTTTCATTTGTAATGCACGTGCATTTTCTTTAGCTGGATCCAAAGGTTCTGGTTGTTTTGGTGGTGGCTTAAGAATTGCTTCAATTTGTTTAGTGCCTAACGCTTCATAAACACGTCTGTATGCTTCGTGAAGGTTGTGCATTCCTGGATTTGACTGCGCAATTTGTAATTGTGTCTGTGCAAGTGTCACTCTTTGTGCCATAGACATAATATTTGGATCTGCAACAGGTAAAATATCGACTCTGTTGTCAAAATCTGCAGCTTTAATTTGTCTAGGGCCACCGTAAACATCATATGGATACTCTGGTGGAAGTGATTCGCCACAAATTCTTGCTAAAATTTTAAATTCTAATCTCATTGCATAGTAACATCGCTTGTGAACACCACTCATTACTCGTGATCCTCTTTCCATTAGAGCAACTGTAGTTCCAACAGCTCTATTTTGAACGTCATTACCAATGTTTGAATCTGTTATAGCAGCAAATTTTTGTCCTGCTTGAACAACAAAACCTAAAAGATTGTATAAAGTTGTGCTTGGCTCAGTAAAAGGTAGATTAAAAAACTGATCTCTGATGTTTCCACCAGGTGCATCTACATCTCTAAACTCTCCTGGTTGTATAGGTTGGTCATCATCTCTAACTCTAATCCCTCTCGACTTAAATCCTGCAGGTAAATTCTTTAAAGTTCCTGCATCAATTAATTGTCTAAGTGATTGAGTTGCAGCTTGTGATAAACCGCCAATCATATGAGTTAAACCAAAACCATAAAAACCTAATCCTGGCAAAAATTTATAATGTACAAAATATTCTATTCTTGAATAAGTAATATCATTTGGTTTGTAGTTTCTATAAATAGATAAAATTTCTCCTGATCCTTCATCAACAGTTACTAAATAAGGAATTTTAATTTTCTTTGCTTTATCATCAAAGTCTTCGTAATCATCTAAATTTAAATCTACATGCATTTCAAGAATGTTATGTAAATAATCATCACCTGTTCTTTTGATTCCTTCTAATTGATTTAATTTTTTCTGAACATCATCTTCTTGTGTGTCCGATTCAATGAGTTCTATGTCTCTATAAAAACCTGCAGCTTGTTTTTTAATTACCTCGTTTTGTGTCATCTTAATGACATGAGTAATTCTCTCACAATCTTTTAAATCAGATGCAAAGTAAGGTACGACTAAATCTTCAGCAGGTACAAATTTTGATACTGGTCTATCGAGTAATGCATCGTAATAAACTTTTTTAAATGTAGATCCAGATAGCGGCAGGTAAAATAACATCTGATCCATGTCCGTTGTGTAATCTTCCATTTCTTCCATCAGAAGATAATTCATATAATCTTTAACTCTATCTGCTTGTTGTTCGGTCTGCGGTGTTTGTAAGCCGATAACCTGTGTTCTTACAGGTCCATCACTTGGTACTAACTCTTTGTAAGCTTGTGCTTGGAATTGTGTAACAGACTCAGCGAGTAAAGGATGAGTGACACCGGAAGCTCCTTTAAATGGTTTAGTTACCTCTTGATACTTTGTACCTAATAAATCTAAACCTTTAATATATGCGTCTTCCCATTCTTTTCTTGAAAGCTTATCTTTTTTGTATTCATCAATTAGCTCAGAAGCCATTTGTTTGAGCGTTCGCTCATCCATTGACTCTGCTAAATTTGCATTGAAATCATCTTGAGGTCTCTCTTCAACCGTTTCTTCACCTTCAACTTCTAATTCAGGTAAACCTTCTGGTTGCTCTTCGATTGTTTCCTCAATTTTATCTTCAATAGTGATTTCTTCGTTGTTCTTTTCTACAGCCATATCTTATACTACCTTATTGGTTTAAATATATCTACCACTAATCCACCTTCTTTACGATAGGTCTTCAAAGTTTGTCTCATAAGTGGGGACACCTTAATCGCAAATGCATCAAAATACAAGTTCGGATCTGAGGGATCCATATATTTAAATGCTTCTCTATCTGACATACCTTCATATTCTTCTTTTGATAATGCATTTCTGTGATATTTAGCATCTATTTCTTTGCCTTTAAGTTTGTGAGTTTCTGGATATTTAAATCGATCTCTATCTATTTCTTTGTATGGTTTTTTAGGATCGGATAATGAAATTTTTGTTGGCCCTGCTTTTGAATCATAAAATTTTGCAGTCTTCTTCATGACCTCAGGCATTACTGCTTTTCCTTTTGCATCAATTCCTTTACCACTTGCATAACCGTAAAATCGTTCATTACCTTTTTTGTACCCTTGTCTGTAACTTAATTTGTCAAACGGGGCAACGGCAACGTAGTCTACATTTTCTTTAGCAGCTTTATTCAATAAGTATTTAAGAGCATGGTCTCCATAAGCATCAGCCTCGACCAATGGAAAGTAATCAAATTTTTCTGGAGAACCATAAGAAGAGGATCTTGTATACGTCATTTTAATTTTATCGTTTATGTCTTTTAAATCATTTGCAATTGCATTTGCTTTATTGGTTTGTCCAAGTTCAATAGCCTCGTCCATGTCTTTTAACATCTTAGATCTATTTTGAGATAATAAGTTTAGTTCAATATCTTTTTGGAATGGATTAATTCTTCTCTCTCCAGATAGCTGCTCAGCTTTAGTTAGTGATTTTGCAACTTTTTGGTTAGCATCAGATTGTATTTCGTGAATTAAGAAAACCTTTTTACCATCTGGAGTATATCGTGTATCGTATCTTACGTGATAGACCATGTTTTCATTGACACCGTCAAAGTGACCAAATGTTTTTCTAGCAGCAGAGTTACCAGGAATATCTTCATTCAATCTCCAAACTGTTTCTCGGTAATCATCACCACCTTCAAGTGTATAACTTCTTTCACCTTTGTATCTTGTTGCTATAGTTTTATCTGCAAAAGGTTTTGCAACATCATCTACTTCACCAATCAATTGATTAATTAATCTTTTTTCATTTGCATTTAAATTTTGTGATTCTCTAATTCTATTCAAACTATCAGTAATATTTTTACTTGCTTGTTTAAAAGAGTTTGCATCTGTTCTTGTTGTAAGTAATCTTGATTGATATTGTGCAGCAGTCATTTCATCCTCAAGTGCAAATAATTTTCTTTGTCTAAAATTTTCTTTTATACTATCGATTTGTTTTTGAATTACAGGTGCTTTAGTTTTTAATTTTTCGATAGCCCCTTTAGGTATTCCAAGTTCTACAGGCTGTAATCTATTTACAGGATTTAATTTAATCATACTGCCTAAAGTATTTGCATCTAATTTTAATCCAAACTTTTTAGCTGCGTATAATAATCCACCTGTTAGATCTCCCGCTTCATTAAAACTAGCTAGGTTGGAATCAAAAAGTTCTTCCTTATTGATGGTTACTTCTTTACCTGCGAATGGGCCATTGTCATATTTAAATTGTTTGGGTCCTCTTTCCGTTTTAGTTGCAGGTTTACCAAAGATTTTAAAGTTTACTTTTCTAGTAGAAGTTAAATGATCTAGCCATTCATCTGCACTAAACTCGCCTCTACCTTTTTTCATTACCCAGTCATAAGTAGATGATCCGAATATAGGTGCTTGATTATCACCCATATGTAGTGGTTTAGTTTTCTTTAATGGTTGAGATATAACTGGAGCTTTGAATTCTTGTTCAGCTAACTCTTGTCCAGTTTTCTGTAATGATTCTTTTTCGTAACCTAGAAGTTTTTGTTCTTTGCCGGTGGCCGGTGAACTTGATACTTTCTTACCTCCAAGTATCTTCTTACCAATCCCTTGAATGATTGCCTTTAGGGACATGTGTCCCTCCTTATGTGATCTTAGTAGGTCTTGTTCTACCTAGTTTGCAGCCTCTT